CTCTACTTTTGTCCTATAAAGACCTGCTTCTAATAAAGCATCATTGATTAAATTATATAAATAATTATCAGGTGCTTCAGGAAAAGTTTGTCTTATCCTACTTATAATATTTTTTACGGTTAATCTTCTTACAGCCATATTAATCCAAATCTTCCCAGTTAAGTTGAATCATAGCATCCCAACTTCCACCACCTAATAATTCCGCAGCCTCATCCCACTCATTTCCTACTAAATCAAAATCGGTTGATGTTGTTAACCCAACTTCTGAAAACGATGTACTAGCTGTAAGCGAAACCTCGGTGAAGGTTGTGCTAGATGTCAGTGTTGTTGTTGTAAATCCCACTACCCCGCTCTTACAATCTGTAAGCCTTTGTCATAGTCGGCTTGTAGTTTTGCTTGTTGCTCTTGGTACCATTTATATTCAGCCATAAATTGTTGCATTTCATTTGTTAATGACCCTAATACCCCAGCTGCGAGCTCTATATCTTCGGAGTTTTCTAGCATATACCTAACTTTTTCATACCCTTGTGAACTAGCCGATGCTGTTGTAAATGTTCCGTCTTGGTCTGAGTTTCTTGGTATTTCGTCCATCATACTCGCCATTTTGTTTTGCAGTGTTTTTACCGATGCGTATAGCGGAACTAAATATTCAGCTTCATCGGGAAACTTTGTTATAGCGCTATCTCCATATGCGACAGCAGGATATGCTAGTATTTGAACAGTGGCACCCGCACTTGATGGTTCTGGGTATACGCTTAGGATGTTATTCACTATCCACCACACAGGATCTGATGTAGTTCCATATATCATCTCAGCACTATCTTGAGCCCTACCACTTAATGTAGATGGTATTCTTCTACATGGCTGATTAATGGTTCCATCATCACGCATAACACCTAATACCTCAGACCCACCTAGGGTCAGGTATGTTGTGCTATTATCCAACGCACTTGATGTAGAATACATCATTTTCTTATCCATTGGTAAAGCGGTAAGTATCTCCTTCGCCCCATCTGTTAAGAATTGGGTCAACTCAGTTTGAGTAGGAGAACTGCTCCCATCAATAGATAAGCTTGTGAGCCCTTCTACTTGTGCTTCAAAAGTAGCCATTTAAAGACTACCCTGTATAAACTATAATTACTGCAACAGTGTAGCGTGCAACTTGAACAGAAGTCATACTTTGTACTGCATTATTGGTACTATCCAATGTCTGCCAGAAAGTATTGATTTTCTCTGCTAAAGTTCCTGTAGTACCGCTATCTTGCGTTCCACCAGGAACTGTGCCTACTATGATTTTTGTTAGCGTATTATAATCTGCCATATCATCTCCGATTTAACTTTTTAAAAATTTTAGGATTTTAGGGGCAGCCCTTTATACGACTACCCCCCACCAATCCAAAGGTGTGTCATTTCTGACTATTACTGATTAGCGAATGTTACGCCAGTGTCAGTTGCTGAAACAACAGTTCCATTAACATACCAGTTAACGCCATCACAGACCATCATTACATGAGTTCCTGCGATTGGTGTTAGTACACCCATCTTTGAGTTACTGTTACCATCACTATCTACAACTGCTGTATCGTCACCACCTCCGTCGGTGTCATGTTGAACAAGACCTCCGACAAAATAGTTAGTGTCAGACCCAGTATCAAATGTCCAATCTTGTGCATCAGCTGCTGTACCACCGTACCAAAATTCGTAATAAAGTCCATCTTCTTCAGACGGCATTGTAATTGTACAATCCGCTGTCAAATTTGGCATTATGTGAATTTTGCCACTATTATCTTTCGATAAGGTAACGGCTGCTGCATCTTGAACAGATACTACGCCTTTAGATACACCACCATAACTTCCACTGTTAGGTTCTAATCCAGTTGATCTCATAACTTACCTCTAATTACCTTCTAGGTTATAGAGAGCATGGGATTCTGGTAAAGAAACTTCAAGACCCGCTTCAGTAAGAATCATGTCCTTACGAAGGTCTTCGTCAGCATTCTGAACATTCGTTTCGATTTGTGTGTCACGATTAACACCATTTCCAACTAGTGGACGATAAGAAACTTTGCCCATATCGACAATCGCCATGAAACCACTTGCGATACCACGGAAAAGTGGTTCCTTCACAATGTGAAGATCGCCATGAATTGTTTCAAGGTTCATTACCTTATGACCAAAAGCACCTTCTCGTTGCTCCATAGGAGCATTTAGTTGGATTTGAGTGCTAGCTGTAGACACATCAAGAAATCCGCCATCACCAACTTTATTAAGCTGAGAGATAACAGGAAGACTTGCTAAACATAACTTTTCAGAAGAGCCGCCACGAGCAGGATCAAAGATCACTTCAAGATCGCTTAGGAATCTGTCGTAAGTGAGCTCTGCCGTTGTCGATGTACGATAATATGGTGCTCCAGAACTGTAGGAAAACGCTGAATCATCAGCGGTTGGATTTGCATTTTTTACAATGTGTCCAACTATTCCTTCAGTATACTGAATACCTGATACACGAGCACGCTGCCCAAATAGCATTGCACGCTCGATATCTACTTTATGTTCACGAAGTTTAAGAGCCCAAATTCTATCCCACTCATTAGCGTATCCACGGTAACGAGTTGCGATAGATGTATTCGACATTTCTGCTGCGGTCTTAAAGATTTGAGTATAACCGAAGTCATCTTCAATATCATTTGACCATGCGTCTGGTGACCCTGTTCCCTCTGCAAATGCGGTACCAATTACTTGGCACTCATCATTATCAGCAAGAACATTGTAACCACTAACATTAGAGTTTGATACATCAATAATCATACCAGTAAACGAAGAGTCTGAACCATTATCAGTTACAGCACTGTTCACTCTTACGAGTGTTTGTGCATAGCCAGCATTACTGTCGACTGTTTTAACTGCAATGACCATTCCCTTTGTTAACCAATCAACACTAGTTGAACCAGTGTCTACGGTAAATGAGTACGATGTGCCAGCGCTAACTGCTGAACCACCATTTACAGCACCATCAAGATAGAAACTTCTTGTTGTCCAGTCAATCTTAGAACGATTTTCTAAGAAACGGAAAACAGGATCATCTGTTGATGCTTTCGCTACTCTCGAAAGATAAACGAAAAATGGAGATTCTTCAGGTGAGAGTTCTGCAACCCGATCAGAAAAGTCGTATAACCTTCTTAAATCAGGTGCTTGTCCCACACCAGCACTGGTGGCTGCGGATGTAATATCGCTAGATTTTTTTACTCCGACTGTATAAGCCATTTATATGCCTCCTTATTTGGAAAATAACCTTGTGTTACCCAAGTCTGCCCATTTTTGATGCACTCAATACTTTGTCAAACGCCTTATTGTCATCACTGACGGTCTCCGCTGTTTGGCCTTGCAAGACTCCCGCCGAAGGCGGTACTTTTTGCGTTGCTCTTACAGCATCGATTGATGTTTGACCTTGTGTTGGTGCTAAATTGACATCCTTCCATAACTTTACAAGGTTTCCTAATCCTACTGCCTCTTTTGGTTGTGCCGACCACTCTAAGAAATGGTTGACTTGACCGTCATCCATATTGTGCTTAGACTTCAACTCGTTAACAGTAGTATTTAGAAATTGTCTTTGTTGCGCTTCTGCCTCACGCTGTGCAAATTCACCCCGAATTTGACTCACAGCAGACCCTACGGTCTCCTGTTCTTTCTTTACTCGGTGTTTGTAAGACGGCGATTCGGGCTTATAATACGCATCCCAAGGGTTAAAGTCGTTCTCATCCAGTTGAGCGCTTTGCTCTGATCCACCATCAGGATTTACTATTTTATCTTGAAGCACCTGAACTAAGTCGGGACGACTTTCAAGAAGATCACCTATTGGTTCCAATTTTTTTAACCGACCGACCTCTGATTGAGACCTATCGTACATTGATTGGAACTTTTTAGTTTCACCTTCCCAGTCTGTACCCATATCTGGTGCAGCTTCAACAACCTCTCCCATTTCTGGTGTAGATTCTTGATATGATTCTTGTCCTGCTGATGTATCCTGTTCTACGACAGTGTTTTTAATTAACTCGGATTCATTTGACATTTTTTACTTAAACTCCTTTAAGATATCTCTAGGCTTTTAGAGCTTGACCAAGACGATCTGCTTCACGCCGTAATCTCTCTGCTTCGAGCTTTACCTTATTTTGCATTTTGTTGGATTCAACCCTTCTATCTGCTTTAGCATCTGCTACGACATCATTTAGCTTTGTTTTAGTTTTTTCAACTTCCACACGCTTTCTGTCACTAACAGATTCTCTTCTAGCAGTTTGCAAGTCCCCTTGCAAATCTTTTACCTGACCTTGTAGTCCTTGTACTTGTTGCATTAATTGTTGCTTCTCATCCATTCTAGATAAAATCCCTTCTTTGTCAAATATTTCTGGATTCTTCTTGAGAACTTCTATTCTGTCAACAAGACCTAATTGGTACGCTTCGAGGTATACTCCTAACTCTGCCCACTTACTTGTTGGTAGTGTAGAGCCAGGTTCAATTCTTATATCATGTTGGTCAAGTTTATAACGATCTTTGGCAATATCTAGTATTGGACCCGTCTTATCATCGTATAAATTAACCGTAGCTTCATTTAAATTATTGTTTGGTTGGGCAATCCTAAACATTTTTTGGAATGTATAGTGCCCTTTTGCATAATTGTATAAAACTTTTCCAAGTCTATTTATGCTAAATTCTATATCTCTTAATTTTGACTTTGGTCGTTCTTGACCTAAAGCCATCATTCTTTCTGTTCCCCTCACTGTTTCAGGTGCTTTTTCTGCAAATCCGTGCATCATCTCAGGTAATCCAAATATGAAATCTATATAAAATTCACATTGTTGAATTAGTTTATAAAACTCACCTGCAAGGGGTTGAGGCGCTGGGAAGTGTGGCTCTCCTTGGGAAGAGTCTACTTCTATAACCGCATTAGGGTTAGCCCAGTCTTTTTCTAATTGATTTAAATCTTCTACACTTCCTAGCGGAACTAACAATTTTAATCCTGCTGATGCCTGAGCATGAGACAAAGCTAAAGACCATAACTTATTTAACAATCTTTGCATTGGTCTTGCTCTAGATACATC